GTCAGACGGCGACGGCGACGACAAGCCCGCACGGGCGAACACGCGGAAGCGGTAACCGGTGGACCCGTACGCCGAGCTGAACGACCTCACCGACAGGTTTCCGCGCGAACTGACCTCTGCCGAGGCGGAACGCGCACCGACCCTTTTGGAGGATGCGTCGTTCTGGCTCGGCGTATGGGTGCCCGGCCTCGCGGATTCCGTCGCCGCGAATGAACAGCTCGCCCAGGCGGCGAAGCTGCTTGTCGTGGCGATGGTCAAACGCGCTCTGCTGTCCCAAATCCCGGACAACCCCGGTGTTCAGTCGATCACCAACGCGGCCGGCCCGTACAACCAGTCGGTGACCTACCGCAACCCGGAAGGCAACCTGTACCTGTACGCCAGCGAGTTGGACAGCATCACCCGGTTGTTGCGGCCGTCGGCGGTGTCGTTGCGGTCGCCGGGCCTGTAATGGCGTATCTGCCCACCCGCTACACGATCCAGCACGCCAAGTACTTGACTGGCGGCGCCGACGTTGGCGGCCCGGACGACGAGTCGGAGGGCTACCCGCAGGCTGACGAGTTCGCCGACCCGGTGGACCGGCCGGCGTACGGCTGGTATCCCGGGCAGGGATCGGGGACGTCGGCGGCCTCAGCATCCGACACCGGCGGGCCCGAGTATGAGCGGCGCCTGATCACCTACAAGATTGTTCAGGTGCCGAACCCGGAAGTGTATTCGGTGCGGGACAAGGTGATTCTGGACGGCGTCGAGTACTTCGTCGCCGGTGACATCATGAACTACAACACCGGCCCGTTCGGGTTCACGCCGGGTGGGGAAGTGTTTGTTGAGCGGGTGTCCGGCTGATGGCTAAGCGCCAGATTTCGGAGCATTTCGCGATCGATTTCGGGTTCGACAATCCGGCCTGGGAGGAAATGCGTAACTCTCCGGGCGTCGACGAATACCTGGAACGCGTGGGGGAGCAGACGGTTGCGGCGTGCAACGCGGATCTGGCTGCGGCGCAGGCGAAGCGGAAGCAGCCGGTTGAAGAGGGCTACGACTTCCACATCACGCACGGGACGCGGTCGCGGCTGAACATTTTCCCGACGACGCCGCGGGCGATGGCGCACGAAGCGGTGAACCAATCGATCCTGAAGAACGTCCCCGTTGGCACGCCGGCCGGTAAGGTCAGCGGCCCGGACCACGACATTCCGCGGGAGCTGCGGGCCCGCCGCGACGACACCGAAACAGCGCGCGACGAAGCGACTGGCCGGTTCACCCGAAGCGACGAATCGTGAGCACCATCCCGATTCTCGGCACCCCGTCGGCGTACCGGCTGACCCGGAACTACTTCCTGGCCGAGTGCCCCGCGCGGGGCTGGCCGACGAACATGACGCAGAAGGTGCCCGACCCGCTGCCCACAGGGCGCCGGTTCTGGACGCTGGTGCGGTTGAACACGCGGAAAGAGCACCGGTTCACCAGTTCTCAGCTGCTGCAGCTGCGCTACCACGACCCGAACGGGTTGCGCGCTGAGCAGATCGCCGACGAGGCGTTGGAGCTGTGGCTGGTGATGCCGTCGTTCGGTCAGGTGCAGGACGTTGAGCACGCCGGCGGCCCGATCGAACAGTCCGACCCGGACTACCCGGATCTTGAGCGGTACGTCATCACCGCCTGGGTCACGGTCATGAACACCCAGTTCGCATAAAGAGACCTCCGCAGCCTTCACCCCGACGGCTGCGTTTAGGAAACGAACCCCGTTGATGCGGGGTTTTTTCATATCGGAAGGAAAAGCCCGTGGCTGCACCAACATTCACCGGGAACGTCGCCAACATCGTCCTGCCCTCGCCGAAGGATTTGCCGTCGGTGGGCGGCATCTACTGGGGGCCGCTGAACGCCGCTGTGCCCGATGCCGCGTTCACGATCGCCAACACCATGAAGCACCTCGGGTTCGTCGGAGCGGACGGCTTCGACGACAAGGAAGACCGCTCGGTGAAGCCGATCTACGACTGGGGCGGTGACACGATCGCCAACCCGCAGGAGAACTTCGGGAAAACCGCGACGTTCACGCTGCTGGAATTCCTCAACCCGGAGGTCGCCAAGCTCGTCTACAAGGCGTCGAATGTGACTGTGTCGGCGGCTACCTCGAGTCACGGCGACCAGCTGTCGATCAAGGTGACGTCGGACAAGCTGGACAACGGCACCCTGCTGGTGGACACGTTCTCCCCGGGCGGCAAGCGAGTGATGCAGTTCTTCCCGCTGGCCAGCATCGAGACGAAGGACACGATGAAGTGGGCGCGCACCGACGTGCTGGCTTCGCGGGTGACGATGCGGTTCTTGCCGGATGCGACCGGCGCGTACTGCTACATCCGCACTGACAACGGGCTGCTGGCGGCGTGACCGCAGCAGCGAAGAAGCGGACGCCGGCGGCCGCGAAGACCGCTGGCGCGGCCGCCGCCTCGAAATCGAAGCCGGGCGACAAGGACTTCGATTGGCAGTCCGAGTACCCGGGCGAAGAGGTGTTCGTGTTCACCGCCAGCGACGGCGTCACGATCGGCCTCACGAAACTGGGCCCGAAGCGTCGGCCGAAGCCGGGCAAGTTGGCGCTGCTCGACGAAGAGCAGGGTGCCGGCATCAAAGTCCTGTGGTACTTCCTCAAACTCGCCTCGTCGGACGCTTCGCGCGCGTTGCAGGCCGAGCTTGAGGAAGAGGATTACGCCGCCATGTCGCGGCAGTGGGCTGAGTTCGCCGGCATCGAACTGGGGGAATAGTCGCCCTCATCGGGATCCTGCGGGACTTCCGCGGTCCCGTTGGGGGCGACTTAGCCCGCGCGCACTGGACCTGGGACGACGTCGGCGGCGATCTGCCGTTCACCCAGTTCGTGCAGATGGTGGTGTATTCCCCGCCGAATTCGGCGGTGTACTACGCCACGCATGACGGTTGGGACCGAAACACCCACAAGCTGACTCAGCTCGTCGACATCGGCAACTGGGTGGTGTGGTCGAAAACCGAAGACGGGCAAGAGAACCGGAACAGGCCGCCGCTGGAATGGCGGCCGGGCGATCCGCTGCCCGAGCAGCAACAGCAACAGGTGATGACGATCCGCGACTACATGCGGCTCGCGGGAATGGAGGGAGCAGACGATGACTGACGCGCTCTGCTGCCCGAGGACTCGCTGATGCCGGCCATTGCCGAGCTGTACGCGACGGTCATGCCCGAAACCTCGCGCATAGCCGAGGGAATCACAAAGGCGTTCCGCGAGGTCGACCCTGTCGCGCGGGAAGCCGGGCGCCGCTGGGGGCGTGAAATCCAGTCCGGCATGGACGACATCAACGTCAACCTGAAAGCCGACACCGCCAAGGCCAAGGCGGAAATCGACAAGGCCGCGCAGGACCGGGAAGCGACTGTCGAGGTCGACGCGGACACCGCGAAAGCCGCAGCGCAAATCGATGAGGCCGCCCGCGACCGGCATTCCACGATCCACGTCGATGTGGACCGCGACCGGTTCGGGCAGACCATGCAGAACGAGGTGGCCCAGCTCGGTGGCCGGTTGTCGGGGGCGGCGGCCAGCAGCGGCGCATCCATTGGGTCGGCGATGGGTGGGGCGATGCAACCCGCCTTGCTCGCTGCGGGGATCACCGCGCTGGCCGGTATCGCGTCTTCGCTGTCGGGACTGGCGGGTTTAGCGCCGGCCGGTTTGGCGGGCGCGGGCAGCCTGGTGGCGACGCTAGCCGTCGGGCTGGACGGAGTGAAGGACGCGTGGGACGCGGTCGGTAAGGCCGCCGAGTCGTCCGGCAAGGACCAGGAAGCGAAAACGAAAGCCGTTGCGGCGGCCCAGCGTTCGCTGAAGGATGCGGTTCTTGATGAGGCGAACGCGCAGAAGGACGTGGCCAACGCACGCCGCGACGCCCGCCAGCAGCTCGAGGACTTGAACATTCAGATGCGCGGCGGGGTGATCGACGAGAAGCAGGCCATCCTGGACGCCCGGGCGGCGCGGCGTGACTTGGCGACGGGCCGGTTCCGCGACGCGATCGAATATGAGCAGGCGCAGGCGCGGGTTGAGGCCGCCGATCAGCGGGTGCTGGAAGCCCACGAGCGGAACGTGCAGTTGCAGGGGCGGGCCGCGGAAGCCAACGCGAAAGGCGTTGAAGGCTCGGATCAGGTCGTCGCGGCGCAGCAGCGGCTCGAGCGGGCACATGAGAACGTCGCGGTCGCGCAACAGAATCTGGCTGAGGCGCAGACGAAGACGTCGGCGGCCGCCGACAGTGCCGCGCAGGCGATGGCGAAGTTGTCGCCGGCCGCGCAGGCGTTCATGGGGACGCTGATGTCGATGAAGCCGCTGTGGGAAGGCTTCAAAAACAGCGTCCAGGACGCGCTTTTCAAGAACATGGGCCCGCAGATCCAACAGCTCGCATCGACGTACATGCCGATGCTGCAGGGGTCGTTCACCACGATGGCCTCGCTGATCAATCAGGCGGCGACATCGTTCATGGGGTTCTTGCAGCAGCCCGAGACGATCGCGATGATTCAGCAGCTGCTGACCAACATCACGGGCTCGTTCCAGGCGTTCCTGCCGGTGATGCAGACGTTCGGTCAGGCGTTCCTGCAGATGACGGTGACGGGTTCGGCATTCCTACCGCAGCTGGGGCAGATCATCGGTCAGCTCGCAAACATGTTCGCCGGGTTCGTGAACTCGGGGCAGTTCGGGAAGTGGATGGAGATCGGGCTGGTCGCGTTGCAGCAGCTGACCAGCATGTTGCCGACGGTGCTGCAGATGCTGGGCGATTTGGCGCCGATCGGGACGGCGGCGCTGGGTGGCCTGGGACAGATCCTGTCGGCGTTGCAGCCGGCGATCAAACCGCTCGCGGACTTGTTCGCGGCGTGGGTCACCAACGGGTTGACGCCGATGCTGACGTTGTTCGCGCAGATCGCATCGACGGTGATCGGCGGTCTCGCGCCGGCGATGACGCAGTGGTTCCAGACGATGGGGCCGGTCGCGAACATGCTGATCCAAGCCCTTCAACCTGCCCTGCAAACGTTGGGGCCCGTGCTGGCGCAGACCGGGCAGGCGTTGTTGGCGGCGTTGATTCCGGCTGTGCAGCAGTTGATTCCGGTGATTGTGCCGTTGGTTCAGCAGGTGGCGCTGTGGTGGCAGGCGATGCTGCCGCTGCTGCCGAGCCTGATGCAGTTGGCGACGAACGCGATACCGCCGATCACCGACGCGCTGACGTTGCTGATTCCTGGACTCACGACGGTGCTGCGGATCTTCACCAACCTGGCGAATGACGTCATCCCTCCGGTATCGGGCGCCCTGAGTCGGCTAGCCGATGTGTATGCCAATGTGTGGGACAAGATCAAGCAGGTCACCCAAACCGCTTGGAACGTAGTCAAACCCATCTTCGATACGTTCAAGAGCGCGATCCATGACCTTCACTTGGACGGCGTTCTGGGCGCGCTGAGCCGGTTCATGCCAAATTTGCCGAACCTGGCTGCGTCCACCCCCACGCCAGGGGCGGTCGGGTCGCCGAACAGCGGTTCCCCGCCGGCAACGTCCGGGTGGGGTGTCGCCGCGCCGGCCGCCACGACCCCGACGTTGCCGACCCCAGGCGCCGCCGCTGGGGTGACCGCGCCGAGTGGGTTCGACTGGGACGCGGTCGCGAAAGCGGAGTCCAGCGGGAACTGGTCGGACGCGGACTCCGGGCACAACGGGCACTACGGCGGGCTGCAGTTCTCACCGCAGACGTGGGCGGCATACGGCGGCCTGGAATTCGCGACGCGGCCCGACCTGGCTACACCGGAGCAGCAGAAGACGGTCGCCGACCGCACCGCGTTCTACGGCTACCGGGGCACCCCGCCGCAAGGTCTCGGCGCGTGGGAGGTCATCACCAAAGGCTCGGTACCCGGGATCACGACGAGCAGCCGCCCGCCGGCGATGCACGGCGGCCTGGGCGGCACCGTCTCCGGAATGGGCGGTGTGGTCACCGCGGTGCCCACAATCCCCACGACTGCCGTGCCCACCGTGCCGACAACGGCCATACCCGGCACGGGCATTCCGGGTTTGAACCTGAGCATCCCGGGCAAGGCGCCGGAAGCGCATCTGCAGCCCGGCGCGGTGACGCTGAACCGGATCATCAGCCAACTGTTCCCCGGCGTGCAGAGCATCGGTGGCTGGCGGGAGAACGACCCGTTCCCCGACCATCCCAGCGGCCGCGCGCTGGACATCATGGTCGGCAACGACGCCGCGCTGGGTAACGCGATCAACCAGTACCTGCAGCAGCACGCCGCCGAACTCGGCATCGACTACACCCTCTGGCAGCAACAGCAGTGGACACCGGGCAAGGGGCCGTCGCCGATGGAGGACCGCGGCGGCGCGACCGCGAACCACCGCGATCACGTTCACGCAATGGTCAAGGCCGGCGCGGTCGCCAATCCGCAAAACTTGTCGATGCCGGGCTACTACCCGTCGGCGATGATGCCGACCGGGGCGTCCCCGTACGGCATTTCGGCCGACGGGACAATGCCGCTGGGCACCCAGAACTCCCCGATGTATGTCACCCCGGCGACGGGCAACTCGTCGGCGCAGCAACTCGGCCAGGACTTCCTGTCCGGGATCCTGGAAATCTTCGGCCTGGAC